GGATGATGATGGAAATGAAGTTATCTTTAACTTTAATAAATTCGCTACTCCCGTAAATCAATTCTTTCCGGCTATGTACAAAACTGCAATTGGTGGTAGTACATATGATAAACCAAAACCATCAATCTACGAAATCTTTTCATCGGATGATTATTTAGAATTATTCACAAAACAAATGAGAAGATTGACGAGACAGGATGGTATGTATCGTTTCTCTAAAACCCTTCATAAAGATAATCCAGAGTTCCATAATTCACACTTAACAACAGGTAAAGAGTGGATTGAGAAATGGCAAGCGGGAGATAGAGGAGAGGGCTTAGGATTCGCTTTATCGCAAGCAGATAGTAGAATAGAATCATTACCAATTTCAGCTGAAGAAGTAAAAGAGTTATACAAAAGTGGTGTATTAGAATATAAACACATCGCATCTTTGAAAACTGCCGATTGGGGTGAGAATATAGATAACTTAGTTGATTTACCTAAACAACCAATTCAAATCAGGGTGTACCCATTGGGTCAGAGAATATTTCCTGAAGCAACAGCCGCATTTAGAATTGGTATGGGTTCTCAACCGGCAGTAAACTTTCCACCATTAACTGCAAAGTATTTATATGAAAGATTTACTCAGCATATTAAAGGACAAGATAAGATTAATATCTATGACCCTTCGGCTGGATGGGGTGGTAGAATATTAGGAGCATTAAGTGTAGGTGATAGAAATATTCACTACATAGGTAATGACCCTAATACTGAAAATCAAATACCAGAGATAGGAAAGACTCGTTATGAATACTTAGCAGAGTTCTTTAATACACAAGTACCGGGTGTAGCTAATCCATTTTGGGGACATCAAAATACATATGAAATCTTTACAACGGGTTCAGAGATTATATCCGAAGATCCAAGATTTCAAAAGTATAAAGGTGAATTGGATTTTGTATTCACATCACCACCATACTTTGATAGAGAGAGATATTCGGATGATGATTCACAATCGTTTAAGAAGTTTAATTCATATGAAAGTTGGAGAGATGGGTTTTTAAAACCAACACTAACAACTGCATTTGAATACTTAAAAAATGATAGATATATTTGCTGGAATATTGCAGATATTAAAGTGGGTAAAGATAAGTGGTTTACATTAGAGCAAGATAGTATTGATGTACTTACAAGTTTAGGTATGGAATACAAAGGTAAACTTAGAATGACAATGAGTCCAATGACAGGTGTAGATTTAAGTGGTGTTAAGAACTCTATGAAATTAGAAGGAACATCATACAAATACGAACCAATTTTTATATTTTATAAACCATAAGAATGAATGTAAAGATAAAGAAAATAAATGAAAACGCAGTAATTCCTAAATACGCAAAGGATGGTGATGCGGGATTAGATTTAGTAGCAACATCAATTGTGAGTGAGGAAGCATTTCAAATTACATATGGATTAGGTGTAGCAATGGAAATTCCGTATGGATTTGTAGGATTAGTATTCCCTCGTTCATCAATTAGAAAATACGATTTAAGTTTAACAAATTGTGTTGGAGTAATTGATAGTGGATATAGAGGTGAACTACAAGCCACATTCAGAAAGGAAAGAGGGGTTGCCTCTAAAAAATATGAAGTAGGTGATAAAGTTTGCCAAATTATGATTATACCATACCCACCTATTGAATTTAAAGAAGTAGAAGAATTATCAAACACCGAAAGAGGTGAAGGTGGATTCGGTTCAACTGGAAAGTAATATGAAAGTATATTTACATGGTCCATTGGATAGTCCAACAAATAGAGCTTTGTTTTATAACACAAAGTATTGGGATGATTTTGCTAAGATTATTATATTAGAACCATCACATGAAATTGGTGACGATTTAAGAGAAAAATTAACAGAACATCAATCTAATTTTTTGAGTAAAAACAATTTTGTATTAGATAAAGAATTTGAAGGAATTTATGAAGAAGGTATTCATATCGTTCCTTCAAATATACATGGATTACAAGATAGAATAGCAGAATATGGTAGTAAAAGTAAATATTATATATTCGATACAGCTAATTTAGAACCACTTAACATATTTGATAGTATAAGTAGAATTAAAGATAGTTCAAATTGTATATTCTTTACATCACTTTGGTATGAGTTTCCAAATAAAAAATTTGACTTTGGATTTTTGTTAAGAAAATTTATTTCAAATAGAATTGTATTTCAACATTATCATTGTAACGATATTTTTAAGAAAACACCTAAGCAATATAGACTAGATTTGAGTATTAGAAACTTTCCACAAAAAGATGAAAGAATTGAATTACTAAACTCACTTAGAAATCACGCTAAAGAAAACATCTATTTAAGGGTAAATGATTATTATGTAAATAGAATGCGAGAGTTAAGAGATTTTGCAACCGAACATAATAATACTGATAAACTTACACAATATAAACATGAATTTTTTATATTAGATAAGATTGAACAAAATGTAGTTAAGACGAGTGATTTAGTAGCGGGAATACAAGACCATATTGGAACATTAAAATTATACGAAGTAACACTATCATCAGATATACAAATAATGTTTGAATCAAATCAAAATACATTATATAAAACTGACCCAATTGGTTATTGTAATATTACTGAAAAAACAATAGATAATTTACTAATAGAAAAACCATTTATAATTTGTAGTAAAGTTGCATATGTATTTTTAAATGCAATGGGATTTGAAACATACGAAGAAGAATTGGGTATTGATTATAATGATGTGTTTGATAATTTTAATTTAACAGTTAGAAAATTAAAAGAAAATATAATTCGTATATCTGAACTACCGGAAGATGAATATCAAATAATGTTAGGTAAGTTAATGGAAAAATCGGCAATAAATAGACAAAAATGTTTGGAATATATAGAAAATAATAGTATCTTAGATAATATAATAAATGATAAAATATAAATTATGAGCTTCTTCGAAAAGGAAACAACAAAAACAGAAAACACATTGTGGGTAGAAAAATATAGACCACAAACCCTAAAAGATTATATAGGTAATGACCTTCTCAAAGAGAAAGTTCAATCCTATTTAGATAACAATGATGTACCACATTTACTTTTATATGGTAAGGCTGGGACAGGCAAAACTACATTGGCTAAAATCATCGCACAAACAATTGAATGTGATATGATGGTAATCAATGCATCGGATGAGAATAATGTTGAGACAGTACGAAATAAGGTAAAAAACTTTGCAAGTGGTGCAGGTTTCAAAGGATTCAAAATTATCATATTAGATGAGTTTGATTATATGACACCAAACGCACAAGCGATTTTGAGAAACTTAATGGAAACATTCAGTAGACACACTCGTTTTATCTTAACTTGTAACTACCATGAAAAAATTATCGAACCAATTTTATCACGTTGTCAAACTTTTGCAGTAAACCCACCATCAAAGAAAGAAGTAGCAGTTCATGTTACTGAAATCTTAAATAAAGAAGGTATTAGATTTGATATTAAAGATGTAGCAGATATCATTAGTAGTTTCTATCCTGATATTAGAAGGGTTATGAATACCTGCCAGTTACAATCATCTAAGGGTGAGTTAAAGGTAGATAAACAAACAATCTTACAAGCTGATTTCAAAAATAAGATTGTAGATTTATTAGCGAGTGGTGAGGAGAAAAGAAACGCATATATGCAAATTAGACAGATAGTGGGTGATAACAAAGTAAATGATTTTGCAGAACTTTATACTGCACTATATGAAAGATTGGATGATTATGCAAATGGTAATACAGCAAATGTAATCTTAGAATTAGCACAAGGACAATTTAGAGATGCTTTAGTAATAGATAAAGAAATCTGTTTTATGGCAACAATCATCGCAATCATTAACATTATAAAATAATATAGTATGCAACCAATGGATTTAAGTAAATTAGGACAATCATCAGATAAACCGGATTTGAGTAAAACAACAGCAATGGAATGTAAATGTGGTGGACAATTTTTCTCACCTGGATTACATTTTAGAAAATCAAGTGCATTAGCAAGTACAACCGGTAAAGAAGAAATTACTCCTGTTGAAATTTATTTGTGTATTGAGTGTGGTGAAGTATTTGAAGATTTATTACCAAAAGAATTAAGACCAGACAATGGCCAAAACTAAAAAAGATACGGATAAAGAAGTAAAGCGTTTAGGATTATTCGACCATATATCTGCGGTAACTGAGTATCAGGACCCGCAGTATTGGAAGAATATTTCCGATGATGATAAAAAAACATTTGGTAATTTTATTATACAAAGATATATCTCTATGAATCCTGATTGGATAGAATGGATAGCAGAAGTGCAACCATATGTTCAATCATTACCTAATGAATATTTTTATAGATTCTTTAGTGATATGATTCCACCAAAGAAATATTATCTAAAATATATCAAAGGTAAGAAAGCAAATGATTTTGAAGATTGGGTAGTTGATTTAGTAGTTAAAGAATACACATGTTCAACTAAACACGCCAATGAATATTTAGATATTTTATATACAACAAGAGAAGGTAGAGAACAAATTCAATCTATTTGTCAAAAATATGGTATTGATAAAAAACTAATAACATCACTTAAGCTAAAAATCTGATAATAATCATATGTTCTTTTATACTTATATAGGTAAAAGGAGTTAACATATGAAAGCGAAGTTATTAAATTTGAAAGAAAATTTAGACGAAATCATTTTAAAAGGTTTATTAGGGGTAGGATTAGTATGGGTTGTATTTGCATTAGGCTTTACACTATATACATTAGGTGTGCACTTTTTTGGCACATATGCACAAGAACAACAAATGGCAAATGAAATTGCTTGGAAAATTGATGGTACATTCAAAAATAGTCCAGGTAATATTTGGTACAATGCAGATGAACAAATTTGGGTTGAAAGTGTAACTAATCAGGTTAAGATTGGTAAATTAGCAGGAAATAGAAAGTTAGAGTTCGGTGTTAAGAATATTTTAGAAGAATACCTACAAGAAAAAGGATATAACTTATCTCCATCGGCACCAAACAAATTAGCAGTTCAAATTATATTTTTAGACGTTCTCACAACAAAAAGTAATATTTCAGTATTCCATAAAGGAGAAGAAGAAGTAGTTATTCGTTTAAGAGGTGTTCTAAAATCCGAAGGTAAAAAAGACAAAGTCGTTATAGTAGAAGAATCCTCTTCAGAAATATCAATGAGTACATTAATTATCGGTGAAGGTGGTGGTTTTAATCAAACAAGTTTAAGTAATGCACTTAAAAAAAGTTGTGATAAACTAATCACTAAATTATCAGAGGTTAAATAAAAATGAAGAAATTCTTTATTATTTTAGGGGTAACAATACTATCCCTATTAGCATTTACAGCAAATGCACAATTAACAATCAGTCAGTCACTAACTCCAACAACTGGATTAAAAGTTGGTGATACAATTACAATTAAATACAATCTAACAAAAGGAGACACTATTGTTAATCCTCGTTATCTTTGGTTTAGATACCAATTTAACAATAAGGCATTGACTTACCTTTCAACTGAATTTAATCAGGGTGCATCAACACAAACATTTTATACAGGTTGGGCTAATTATAAGTTTACTCCAAATGCAGGTGCAAGTGATAACGCTTTGAATTTACAATATACACTGAGTCCTTGGAATTACGCAGTAAATGCAGATTGGAATGTTGGACAATTAACAATTCAAAGAGCAGACCGTTCTATTACTGGATTGTTGGCAACACAAAAATACATCTTAAAAGACCAAAATACTTATAACAACATTTTCAAAATAGACTTAGCAACTGGTACTGATACAACTGGTGCAAATGTTGGAACTATTACCGGTGGTGGATTTTCATCTATAACAAATGTAACAGGTAATACATCACAATTCAAAGTTAGAGTTTTATTCCCACAAGGATATACGATTTCTGACCACAATGTTCAATTGATGAGATTGAAAACGGATGGTAGTGGTGATATAGACTGGTCACAACAACCTATTACACAGGCTGCATTGGATGCAAGTGGTGAGGTAATATTCACATCAGGTATTAAAGTTGGTGATAGTGTTGGTGTATTTGTATCACCTGCTTCTCAAAAGACTTGGATGAATAATGTAATCACAGTTTCAGATGCATATAAAGCATTCTTAGGACATTCTCAAACTGATATTAGTGGAACTGCAAACTTCTTTACAAGACCTGTTTTAGAAAGAAAAATAGGTAATGTAACAAAAAATGATATGACATTCAACGAAGCTGACTCATATAACTTATTTGCATATGTAATCGGACAAGATGTATCTACAAATGCATTTATCCCAACATCAACTTCAACTTCGTGGAGATGGCATAGTGGTTTATTGAATCAAAGTTGGTTAGATGGTGTTACTAAGAATAGAGTATATGTTACAACTCCATCACAAACCGTTGATGCGGTATTTGCATGGGGTGGTGATTTAAACTGGTCACACTCATCTCATCCTGACACAATTGCAACTAGAATTACACAAGGTAATTTTACAAATTCAATAAACGATAGAAACTTCCAATCATTCTCAGTAAAGTCAATGTCATATACTCAACCTACATTTGAAAAGGCAACATTGGGTATTAACTCTACTTTGGAAAATGGTAAAGTTATATTAACTGCAACATTGACAAAAGAAGGATTAGCAGGTTTACAAGTTATTATGAATTATGATGAAAGTAAATTAACTTTAGATAATGTTTCATTTGATGCGGGTTCTACAATTACAAACTTTTCAACTCGTGATGGTAGTAGATTAACATTTGGTTCAATTGACCAATTAAAGACGGCAAGAATCAAAGTGGGAACACCATATAGATTAGTATTCACACCAAAAGAAACTTTAACAAATACTGCAGGATTATTCTTTTTCATATTAGCAGATGCAGTAGATGGTTTGGGTAAGAAAATTGATTTAACAATAGAATAATATGAAACAAATATTAGTTACATTATTTCTTTTAATATCATTTTTAGGGTTTGGCCAGTCGGTTTCGGCACCAGACCCTAAATCATTTAATGTCAACACGACGGGGCAAGATGCTAGTGGATTTGAATTAACGGGATTTAGTTCTACCGAAACTTTATTAACATCAATCAGTTTAGTCAATCCACCATCAGGCACAACATTCTATCTTAATACAACAACGGGTTTAACTGCCGCAAGTGGATTTACTTTAAGTGGTAATAAAACTCGTTTGGTAGTAACCGGAACAATGGTTAATATCAATGCCGCATTAACATCTTTAAAAATAAATACTGGGTCTATTACGGGTGATGTTGTATTGTCGGTAGCATCAACTGTAAATCCAACTGGTTTCTTTTACAATGGAACAAACGGACACTTTTATAAACCTATAACCACAACAAACGAAAGAACAACATATACTAATGCAAGAGCAAGGTCTTTATTAACTACATTCAAAGGACAGACGGGATATTTGGTAACTATAACATCGGCCGATGAAGATGCTTTTATATTTGCAAACGTTCCAGCAACTAATGTATGGTTTGCAGCAACGGATGAAGTAATTGATGGAACTTGGGTAATTGATGCAGGACCTGAAAAAGGGACGGTAATGAAAACCCAAAACGGACAACTTAATGGAAACATTCCCGGTGTGTATAACAACTGGGCACAAGGTGAACCAAATGGTGCTAATGGTAGTGAGAACTATGCGGTAGCAAAGTGGAATGGTGCTGCTAGTTGGAACGATTTATCAAACAATTGGAATAACCCGTATGTAATTGAATATGGAACTTGGACTAACCCCGATGATGCAACCTTTACAGAGTTCTATACTAATTCAGTTTCTCACTCAAACGGACAAACACTAAAGGCTCTATTCAATTTCACATTTGGTTCGGTGATTGATAAAAGTAAGTTTTCAGCACAAATATTCAAAAGAAACGATGCAACTTCTACATGGGAAACAACATCTGGATATAAATCATTAAGTGGTTTAGGTAAGGTATATCTTTCAAATCAAATAGATACTGCAAAACTTTATTCAACAGCAATTCAATTAGGAGCTGGGACATCCGATATGACACAATTCACTAATGCAGATATCGGTAAGGTTTATAAATTGACAACAACGGGTACAAGCGGCGGTGGATGGGGAACGGATATTTATACAAGTGACTCTTATATACCTGCAATGGCGGTACATGCTGGTGTTTTAACAATCGGACAAACAAAAGAAATTTATATTAAAATAGTTGAGGGAAAAAGTAGTTATTTAGGTTCAACCCGTAATGGCATCACAACATCAGAATGGGGTGGATGGGATTTGAGTTATCAATTTGTATCTCAACCATCTTCATACAAGGCAATATCATCACCTGGCCAAGTTGAATGGTGTGTGATATATGATTATGATGCATCAAATCAAAGATATAGAGTTGGAATTGATAAGAGAGAATTTGATGGAACCAACATATCACCAAATAATGTATCATCACTAAAATTATTTGATTTGTGGGATGGAAATGTAACATTTGATAGTGAAGATATATATTGGGCAAATTATTGGATTTATACATCTACACAATTTAATTATGCAGCTTCATCTTATTCATCAAATTTAAGAGCAGGAAATGGATTTTATGGAGTAAGTAGTGAATTTGCCTTTTCACAATTAGGTGTATACAAACAACACAAAATGGAATTAAATGAATACGATACTACACAATTAAAAACATTATATAATAATATTGTAACAGTATCGGATGTTTATTTGGCATTTAAGGAATTATCTAATAAGGGTTTATTTGGTAATCAAAGTGGTAATGAATTTGGATATGGTATTCAATATGTAAATGCAGATGTGGATGATAATGGTGTATTCAATGAAGTGGATACATATAAATTATTACAAAATTTAACGGGTGTAAATGATTTAGTTAGCAGTTATACTTTGGATAATACTATAAAAGTAATACCTGACTCAATCTATAATTTAATTGGTAAATCAACGTGGAGTTCATTTACATCATACAAAGGTAAATCTTATTCATTTAGTTTATTGGATAATGTGTTGAATTACAATTACAATTTATCTGTGAGTTGGAAAGGTGATGTAAATCTATCTCATTCAGCAACACCACCTTCAAATAACATTACTACAATGTCGGTTAGAACATCAATGAGTACACCGATATCAAATGAAATCAATACATCAATCGTAACCGAATTAGTGGGTGATAGTGTTGTTGCATATATTACAATAGACCCATTACAACAAGAATTAGTAGGAACACAATTCAAATTAAATTACGATAATAGTTTGTTAAAGTTTAGTAGTGTGTCTTATAAAACAAAAGGGTCACCAACTAATTACGGAACGGACAAAGGTGATTATATCAATTTAGGTTCTTTAATTACGGATGGTGGAATTTTAGATAATACAACTGAATACAAAATTAGTTTCAAACCACAAACAAAATTAGATAATGTATTGGGATTGATTTCAGTTGGATTTATGGATGCAGTTAACAAAAGTGGTAGAACATTAAAAGTAATAATGAAATAAAAATTAAAAATTATGAATGTATCGTTTGATTATAATGAAATGAAGAATTTTATATCACACACAGGTAAATATAAAATTGTAAATGTTAAGTGTTTTATTCAAGTTCCTAGTAGTTGGTATAATCAATTTAGAAGAGAAGAAGAAGAAGTGGATATGGAAGTGGCATACCTAATAGATGATATTGAGACTGAAAAATGGATATTTGACGAAAGATATAGAAAAAGAAAAGACGAACTTATGAGATGGAGTATCGAATCAGTTTTTTACAGAGAATTCAAAAGTAAAATATTAGATTTATTATATAAATGAAAAAACTATTATTAATCATATCGTTAGTTTTAATTGGGTTTGTTGCAAACGCACAAACACCTGATACATTACAACTATCACCAAAAGAATTATTTGGAGAAAGTGATGATTGGAACGATGTGGGTATATTACAATCCTATGTTAATTTTTCAAAGGATGTTCTTTCATCATCAAACCTTTCAATAGGTGTAATTGGTAGACAAGTATCTACTACTCTTAATTTAGGGTATCATAAATCATCTATGAATGGGCAGTGGGGGCATACATTCGCAGCATCAATAAACCCTATATGGAACTATTATGGAGTGGGATATGGTCTTAGTAGAAATACTGAAAAGAGAACAACCACACTACAAACATTTTATTCAACGGATTTTGATTTCCAAAAAGATATTACATTATCGTTTATAGATGTGTTTAGAACTAAAAAATGGGGAACATTTGGTTATAGTGTAATTGCATCGAAATCATTTTGGGGAACATATCAGGGTGAATGGGAAGGAAAATATACGGTAGATGAAAATGGTGATTTTAAAGATTTAATATATCCACAAATGCCTGCATCATCCGAACTTTCTTATAGAGGTATGGTGATGTACACTTATACATTGAAAACAAAAAGGGTGAATATTTCACCGCAAATATTTGCAATGAGTGATGTATATAAAGTATTTAAAGATGGTACCGAATCGGATTTAGCATATGTAGACGATTTTAATTTGGACTTATATTATGGTACATCTATTGATTGGAAAATAACTAAAAGATTTGTGTTAAATACCAATATCAGATATAATACAACTTGGGATAAATTAAGTGAATCAGTTGGATATAAAAAGAGTAACCCAATCCTATTTATGATAGGAACAAACTTTCAATTTTAATGAAGAAAAAAGATTTAATATTATTCATAGTAACTTATTTATTAACCACATTTGCAATATTATTTAGTGGTTGTAGAAAAACACAAATTATGCCTACACCACAACCTGTTGTAAACATATTTAGTGTTAGAGAAAGTAGTGTGGAAAACGGACAAGAAATACAATTTGAATTAACTCAAACTGGGGTATATACATTAACAATTGGTGATAGTGTAACTAAGCAAGTTTTGACAAGAGAAAGATTTATCGGACAAATTGGACAAAATAAAAAGAAAATATACACTAAAGGACTAGAAAGTAAATATTTATATCTGTTATTGGAAGATGTTACTAAAAATAAATTAGGTAAAACAATAATAATAGTAAAATAAAATGAGAAAAATTGATAAACTTTTAGGATTAGGATTTTTGGTAACCCTTTTAGCATTGAGTTGTAGAAAAATTGATTTACCTGCACCAATTGCACAAGAATTACCATCGGAATTAAAAATAACAAACACAGTAGGTATTAAATTACAAACTGCATTCGTAACATCAGAAGTTGCAATGAATGTAAAAAGTGATGTAGCACAAACTGTGACTATTAGAATATTTGATATTGCAAACAAAGTTGTATCAAAATCTACAAGTGATGTAAATGTGGGTGACA